TCATTGTTCATTGATCTTTCGTATAATTCTCCTCAGTTTGCCTTCGTAGTCGGGGTCGGTGGCATAGCCTGCTTGTGCGATGAAGTGAGCAAAGGCGAGAGGGTCTTCTCGGTGGAGGAGTGCTTGGCGGTAGCGAGGGTTGCGGGTGAGCAGTCGGGCGTGGTGCAGGAAGCTCTCAGCGGGGGAGTCGTAGCGGCGAAACCAGTCCTTGACCACGTGTAGGTATTTGCCATTGGGCAGCGGGGTGATGCTGAGAATCTCGGGGAAGTCGCCCTTACGAGCGGGCTTAGGGAGTATCTCTTGGGTGCGCAACAGCTGCTTGAGGTGGTCAGGGGTGAGTGCGGTGGCCTTGATGCCGAAGAACATATTGCCGGGGGTATGGGCGCCCCAGCCTGTCTCCAGTGCCGCTTGGGCAAGACTAAATAGGGCGGAAATACCTGTAAGTCGTTCGCTCTCAAGAGCATAGGAGAGATATTGTTTCTTAAAAACGGAGGGTGATAGTGGCTGCATGTTGGTGTATTTTTGCAAAAGAAGTAAGAGTTTGTCTGTCAATAATATAGTGTATGTTTCCCTGTACCCATGAGGCACGTAGGGCGCTGATAACCTCTTGGCAGAGTTCTTTCAGGCGGTAGCGTGGGGATACGTATTGAGCGCCTATCCTCCCCATATATACGTAATGGTCAGGGACATAGAGGAGAATCTGTGCCTGCCCACTGGGAGGAGGTAGCTTCTCACTCGGGGGTTGTCCCTTGGGGCGAAGGTAGCGGCAGGCAAGACACTGGATGACTATATCCTCCTTCTGTGAGTCATTAGGACGGTCATTGCCTAAGTAAATGCCCCCACTGAGTCCAAGACGCTTCCTTACCTCAGGGGTGGAAAGAAGCTGGTAAAGATGGGTTTCTATTTCGAAAGTCACGAGAACAATGATTAATGAACAATGATTAATGAATAATGAACAATGAATAATGAACAATGAATGATTAACAATTGAACATTGATCATTATAAAAAGATTCTATTATGCAGCTGTCCTTGGTCGTATTTCTGTACGATGGAGCAGCTACGGGGGTCGTTGCCTTCGGGGTCGTTGGTAATAAGGATAAGGGAGCCCTCGGCAATGTGTGGGGCATCACGGGAGAGGTACACCACATAGGCGAAGCGGCGAAAGGAGGCATTGGCGGTCTGTACATGATGGTAGAGGCTATTGGCCAGAGGTACTTCTTGCCCCTTGCTATTGGCCTCCTGCAAGCAGCGGCAGGCAAAGGAGCGCGAGAGGGTACTGGCCATCCATGTGCCATCCGCCCGCTGCTGGGAGAGGGAAGGAGTAAGAAGAAAAAGATAATGAGGGTAAAGCATTTTGTTTCAAAAGTGAACAGTGAACAGAGAACAGTGAACAGAGAACAGAGAACAGAGAACAGTGAGCGGTAAGCAGAGAACAGAGAACAGAGAACAGAGAACAGAGAACAGAGAGCAGTGAACGGTGAACAGAGAACGGTGAACAGTGAACAACTGATCACTGACAACTGATCACTGTTCACTGACCTCACCATATCTGTGATTGATCGTTGAGTTTAGGGGCGTGGGAGGGGAAGAGGATGTTGCGCTCGCCCAGCTCATAGCATAGGGCGGTGTAGTACTCCTTGAGGGCTTCTAAGTTCCAGCTTTGGGAATAGGCACCTTCGCTTTTCTTCAGGGAGGCGGGTGCCAGTATCAAGGAGAAGAATTGGTAGATGGCTCTGTCGCAGCGGGCTATCTCCACGGGGGCTTGTGGAGATAGCTGCGCTTTGAGCAGAAGCAGCTCGAGGGTTTCCTTCTCTATCCCTAAGGGCGAGAGGGTACGGCTCAGGTATAGAGCATTGGTCATTAGTTCTTGTTCCATGAGGTGCTGTTGGTTTGCATAAGGATGGAGCGAGCGGCGAGGTTCCAGGCAGGGAAGAGGTTGGCGATGCCCTCGGTGACCTCGCGCACAGGGGATTCTTCGGAATACTTCTTGATGAGGGTATGCCCATGGAGCACTTTTAGGGCGTGGGAGGAAGTCATCTTCATGTCGATAGGGGCTTTCCAGTAGGTATTGCCCAAGACCTTGCTTTCGGAGAAGAGAATCACGTCGTCCTCGAAGGGGTTGGCCGTCCTTGTCTCTCCACTGATGGATTGCAAGGAGATCTCTTGGTCGATGACGATGATCTGCAAACCGCGATAAGTCTCGGCATGCTTGGCAAGGTAGGTGTTGACGGTACTCAGGTCAGGAGCATCGGCAAGGGGAGCATTGGCATAGGGAGCACAGCGCTTGCCTACTTCCTCTTGTGAGGCAAACTTGAGGAAGGTATCCACGTTCATAAAGGCATATTTGTAAGAGACGCCATGGAGCTGTTGTCCTAAGCGCAAGGCCTTGATGAAGTCCTTGGAGAGGGGTTTTCCAGTGATATTATTGTTGTAAGAGGCCTCTACTCCTATTTTCTGAGCGGCAGGGATTTGGTAATCCAAGTCGTACTGACTTACTACAGAAGCGTTGTTCTCGGTAGTCAGCGAGAAGCGTCCTAAGGAAATCTGTTGGAGTGCCATCCATTCGGCACGAGCAGCGATACCATGCCAGCAGGCCTTGGTGTCATCAGCCCAGAACTCGATAAGGGAGAGCATATCGGGGTTGGCACCACAGGCAGCCACCATTAGGTCGTACTCAGTGAGTTCGTCCTCATTCTTCTCGCGAGCGATGGAGAGCTTAGGGATATCCCCAGAGAGCTTAGAGAGTCCTTTGCGGTTTTTCTTAGGGATAGAAGCGCCACGAGCGATGATATCTCCGGCTACTTTCAGCCCTGCTTGCCCCTGAAGCATACGCCACGAGAGGGTAGAAGCCTCTCGCAAAGGAAAAAGAGTAGGATAATAATATTGTTCGAGATTGTAGGAGCCTACAACCGCTTGCAAATCGGTCTGGTTAAGACCTGTCATAAGTGATGCGTTCATTTTTTTATGATTAGTAAATAACGATTAACGATTAATGATTAATGAATAATGATTAACAATTAACAATTGAACATTGATCATTATAAAAAGATAACTCCTTTGAGGGCGTCTTTGATGGTTTTAGGCATAGGGGGCATGAGGGCTTCACTCACTACGCAACTCACCCAAGCGGCACAGAAAAGGTTGTCGCGCATAGGCACCAAGTAGGTGTAGGAGGCCAAGGCCACGGGAGTTACCTTGGGGAGGAGGTCATTGCCCTTGGACTGGAATAGCGGTGTTTCCTTAGGGAGTTCCACTGCTAAAGCCGTCTCAAGAGTCAGGAGGTCATACTCAGGGTTTTGCTTATTGACTGTTTTGATTTTCTGCCCCTTAGCGGTATCCGCAGCGATATAGTCCCCAGGGAGGAAGTGATGTCCCTTGGCAATCTTTATCTCAGTGGCAGAGGCGCTTGTCAGGGTAGTAGAGGTTCGGGCTGTTTTCACCACGGCATAGCGCCCGAGGGAGTCCTTGCCGATAGGCGTTCCTGCGATCAGTTTAGCGCCCCCTAAGACCTCTGTTGTAATGGTTACCCCACCGGAGAGGTCGGCCAGGGTGTGCATAAAAAGACCCGGGGAGGGGTAGGATTCGGTAATGTGTAATTTCATAGGTCGTTGTTGGTAAAAGAGTTATACTTGTTTTCCTTTGAATTGTTGCTGCGCGTTGGCTTGGAGTTGGATAAAAGAGACCACCGCCGGAGAGACATTCTGGAGCGGTGTCTCCTTGGTGTAAAAAGGCGGGTGTTGTAATGCCAAGCTTCTGTTGGCGAGGGTTTGATTTGCCTGTTGTACGTCATTTTTCTTTTGTTGTAAATATTGTTCGAAATCGGCAGGGGTAGCAAAGTGCATTAGGGGGAAGTCGCGCAGACTCTGCATGCGGAAATTGCTATCTTGGCACTGAGCGAGTACCTCCTGAAGGCGGTTGTGTTGTAGCTGTTGTTTTTGTTGTGTCTCGAATAGGCTTAGGCGCTGTTCGAAAGCCAGTACAGCCTTGCGTACACTCTCCTCGATGCGCTTGTCCAAGGAGTCCGCAGCACTTGGGGTATCCCCTGCTACAGAAGGGGGTGTGCCTGTCGGGGTAGGGGTTGTTGCCGCAAGATAGTCCGCCACTTGCTCTGCGGTGAGCTTATTGACCAAGGCTTGTCCTTGGTGAGCATCAGGCTGTTGGGCAGCCAAGGAAGCAGCCAAGGTCTCCAAGCGAGCGGCATCCATTGCTGAAAATTTCTCTGTCAAGAGCGATAAAAATTCTTCTTTGTTCATGGTTTTAGGATTATGGGGTATTAGGGTTTCGTAGACTAACGCCTAAGACCTGTTTTAAATTCGATGCAAAAATACAACATTTTTGATGTACAAGTCAAGAAGAATCGTTGTGAGAAATGAGAATAGAAGTGGGAGGTCAGTGAACAGTGAACAGTGAACAGTGAACAGTGAACAGTGAGCAGAGGTCAGTGAACAGTGGGCAGAGGTCAGTGAACAGTGAGCAGAGGGTAGTGAGTAGTGAGCTTTGTTTTCAGACTCTGAAAAATTGTTAAAATAAATACAATTAACAAAATAAAGTCAGCAAATATTGAAAAAATTTTTATATTTGCCCTGTAAATCAGAAAAAATAAATCTAATAAATATGAAAAAGTTGTTTTTTGCAGGGTTGCTTACTGCAATAGTAGGGGGGAGTGTAGTGGCGGCGTCACTTCCCTTTGCTGTTTTAGAAGATCCGCTGGAGGGAGTACAGCAGCGCCCTACCACTTACAAAGTGTCTGGTACACTGATGAATAGACGTAATCATGTGGCTATAGCAGGCGGGATGATTATCTTGAAAGACCTTACCACAGGTGATCAACAGTCCCTTCCAAGCGATACTCAAGGGGGGTATACAGTAGTGCTACAAGTGGATCATAACTATACCCTACAGGCGAGTGCTTCAGGTTACAAGACCTCCGAGCCTGTCACCTTCCGCGCCAATACCAACGACCCCGAACGTGTTCCTATGAAAGTGCAAGACTTTAGGCTCAGTGAGCGGTAAAAAATCAGTGAGCGGTAAAAAATAAAAGAGAGCGCAAGCTCTCTTTTACCAATTCTAACCACAAAATCTAATATATGAAAAACAATTTATCTTTTTGTTTCTTTGACGGTGCAAAGGTAGGGAGGTTTTCTTCTTTGACCAATAGATTTTTATTATTTTTTTCTATACTACTATCGATTTTTTCTATTTAACTTCCTCTGCTCACTGCTCGCTGCTCACTGTTCACTGACCTCTGTTCACTGTTCACTGCCCCTTGTTCACTGACCCCTGCTCACTGCTCACTGACCCCCGTTCACTGTTCACTGACCTCTGCTCACTGCCCTCTGCTCACTGCTCACTGCCCTCTGCTCACTGCTCACTGACCTCTGTTCACTGCTCACTGTTCACTGTTCACTGTTCACTGACCTCTTATATGTTAAATCTCTTGTTTTTGGCTTCAAAATGTTGTAATTTTGCAACGTTTTTAATGTCAATTAGTAGTCTGTTACTCATTGATCATTAATCGTTAGTCATTGAACATTGATTATTATGAAGGATTCATTTGTATTTTATCGTGATTGGCTCAACGTAATGGAGCAATTACCCGCAGAGATTCAGCTCGAACTGTACCAAGCAGTAGCCCAGTATGCCCTCAATGGCAAAACGCCTACGCTCTCGCCCATGGCAAAAATCGCCTTCGAGTTTATACGACAAACCCTTGATAGAGATGAAGATAAATATCATAAAACAGTCGTATCAAGTAAAGTGAGTGGGCGCATGGGAAATCTTAAGAGATGGCATAAAGATCTTTATCAGAAAGTGCTCGAGGGAACTCTTTCTTTAGAAGATGCTGAGAGTATCGCCCAAGCGATGAAAAAATCGCCCCCCGATAAGGAAAATCGCCCCCCGAAAAATTTATCGCTTAATGATAATGATAATGATAATGATAATGTCAATGTCAATGATAATGATCTTTCTTTTTTAGAAAAAAAGAAACAAAAAAGCGCGAGTGTAAAAAAAAGTGGCATCGAAGAAATTGATTTTCAAGAGCTTTCGGTAGAGACGGTTAAGGAAGAAAAAGAAAAAAATTCCGCGCAAAAAGAAAAAGAAAAATCCTCAGTCAAGGCATTTACCCCTCCCTCTGCTGCAGAAGTGGCGGCCTATTGTAGGGAGCGCGGCAATGATATCTCCCCTGAGAGCTTCTGTAGCTTCTATGCCTCCAAGGGCTGGCGCGTGGGGAATCAGCCTATGAAGGACTGGCGCGCTGCTATACGACACTGGGAAACACGGCGCACTCATGAGAACAAACAGCCATCTTTCCCCAAAAACAAACAATCTCAACCCTTAGTTATCGATGAAAATGGAAACATCTTGTCCGCAGAGACTAACAACAATACCACACAAGCCAACACTTATGTGGCAGGAAGACAAACCGCAGCTTCTCTTAGCGCAAATCTCCAAGGTTGGTAATGGGCTTTCTCCCGTGGGCTTTGTCGAGAAGCTCAGAGACTTTGCTCCTTTGCGAGAACAGCCCGAGCCGATAGCCCGTATGGCTATTGGTCTGATTGTCACTCAGCATGCGGCTTTGATAGGTATCAAGGGCACTATTGATGCCATGAACAAGGAGGATATCTCCAACCTTATCTGTAGCCGCTTTGCTCACTTGGCTTTGGAGGAGCTCCACAAGGCTTTCCAGCTCGAGCGCTATGGGGAACTGGGGGAAGCTACTGCGCACTACAACCTGATCAATGCTCCCTATATAGCTCAGGTACTCACCAAGTATGTCTCTTGGCTTAGGAAAACACGCCAAAACCATCCTCACCTCTCCCTCGAGAGGACTCCCCCAGAGGAGACACCCCCTGCACCTCCCTCCCGAGAACGCATAGAAGCACTCGCCCAGCAGATGCAGCAGCAGTACTTGCAAACCGGACAAATGCCCTTGTTCTGCTCTTGGCTCTTCGATGCCATGCGGCAGGTAGGCATGCTCCCTGATTTCTCCCCAGAGGAAAAAAAACTCCTACAGGCTCGCTACCAGAAGGAACGACTCGAACTCTCTAAAGAGAACAGACCCAGATACAACCCCTCCGCCTCCCTCTATGAGGAAATCGCCTTGAAAAAAGAAATCGCCTTGAAATACTTTTTTGAACAAAGGTCAGTGAACAGTGAACAGAGGTCAGTGAGCAGTGAGCAGAAGTCAGTGATCAGAGGTCAGTGAACAGAAGTCAGTGAACAGAAGTCAGTGAACAGAGGTCAGTGAATAGTGAACAGAGGTCAGTGAATAGTGAACAGAGGTCAGTGAGCAGTGAACAGAGGTCAGTGAGCAGTGAACAGAGGTCATTAATCATTAAACATTGATCATTAATCATTGATATTGGCATGAGGTTTTTTGCGTTCTGTTGTAGGGGCGATTTGCAAATCGCCCATATTGACAGGTGATCATTAACCATTAAAAATTAATCATTAACCATTGAACATTAATCATTGAACATTAATCATTAATCATTAAAAAAAATGCTTTATATTACCATTCCAGAAGAATCGATAGAGGAATCCTATCGAGAAGTTTTTGTACATTTGTATACCACCGTTCAGGCCTTGGGAGGTAGCATCCGTTATACCTTTGAGAAGGCCAAGAGTTCTTCGCAAGAGAGGGAAAGGAACTGGTCATCTTCGTGTGAGTCAGCGAGTTGTCCCACGGGGCTGAGCCATGAGCGTCTTGGGCAAATCCTCACGAGGGTCTGCCGGCTGACGGGTTGTTTGGTGCAAGAGATATGTTCGGCCAGTCGAGTGCCTAAGCACCTATATGCGCGCTTGTTCTTGGTGCACTTAGCCTGCCAAGAGGGCGCCACCATCTCCCAGCTCTGCCTGCTGCTGGGGCGCGCTCCATCGACCATCTACCGCCTGCGTAAGCAATACGACCAAGAAGTCCTCTATAATCCAGCTTTTAGAAAGATAGTGAAAAGTGAGCAGTGA